CCGCCGCTGGGTCCGAAGGCCCAGTTTTGTGTTTTTCAACACGATTCTCCCTTCGGAGCGCGACCAGTGGCCACCGGCACCTATATAATAGGGCGGTGGCGAGGATCAACAGGAATGCCGTTGCCATGCAACGCATTCCGAATGACCCACCGGTCGCGGTTCCGCCGAGCCCTGGCCGTGAGGGCGAAACGTGAGTTTCGCCCAGACTTCACGGCCAGGGAACTCGGTATCCCTTCCTTTGTCCGAGAAGAGCACCACCGTTTTATCAAACGGTGGTACTTCTTCAAGGACACCATCTCCGTCGCCACTGGAGGGAACGGTGTGTCCGAGAACACACGCGCCCCGGCCCACCATGCCATTTGGTCCGATACGGACTCAACGACATGCTTGGAACCCGGAGTGCCGCACAAAGGCTTCGTGTCAAAGGACACGATGCCGATCTCGGCCTCCGCCCGCAGTGTCGACTCTGCAACCTGCCTGGCCTCCCAAACCGCTGGATCCGCTGCTTCCACCCAAGAAGGGGGGGAGAAGGGGATCTGGTCTTGGCCCGATCCATAAAGGAACTTGCCAAGAGCCAACGCGTGCCACTTCTTGAAGTCGACACGCGCCAGCGATCCTCGCAAAGGAGGAAGGCCAGCCCCGCCAAGAAGGCGGGGGGCGTTCACTGACACGCCTGCCTCACGGCAGACGCGCCAGGCGTGGGGACGAAGTGCTTTCAGCACACGCCGTCCACGCAAACACCGACCAGGTTCAGAACCAAGGGATTCGTAGGCAGCACCGAGTTCATCGATGCTGGTGCCCACAAGTCCCTTGGTGGGGATGGCTGCTGACCACCGGATCTGCGGGGTCCCATCCGCCTCACCGACGACCCAAAAGGTCATTTCGGTGAAGTTCCCAGAGGTGTCGCTGGAGAAGTCTTTGCCTTTAGAAGGCTTACCGTTTGTCTCGAGAACGAGACTACGGTACGACTCCTCCAACCTCGGGGGCCAGGCGCCCAATAAATCGTCTCCACCAATTGCGGTGGTACGTCGGGCGACTGAGCGGGGGATCCCGACCCTGGAGGCAGCCAGTTCGACCCACCAGGCGTGGATGATGGACATGATGGGCCACGAAGGCCCGAGTCCCATCAACACACCCGATTCGGATTGAACTGTCTGCCCCCAAGGGTAGCGTAGGCTCTGAACGCCCGTGAGGGCGTACAGAGCCTCCGCCCAGACCGGTGGTAGGCCACTCCAACCGTCACACAACCCATCGACAACCGCTCGAACTAAATCGAGGGGGAGTCGATCCGTGGCGGCGGTTAGGTCGGTCGAGACGAAACGGCATCCAACTTGAGAGTTGGATACAGCCTGTTCGACCGCACCTTTCCGATCACCACGGAGGAACATCGCGCACGGTCCGTAACGACGTACGCCGCGTAGCATGGCACGGTTTAAAACTGTGCCGGCGACGGTGGCGAAGGCGGGAGGAGCAGAGACAACTCTGCGCTTCCAGCCGCGTTCCGGAACCGTGAGGACACGGTGTTCCAGGGTCTCGGCGGCCGCCGTTTTGTAAGCGGCCGCACGGGCAACGTGTGACGTTGCCTGAGCTCTTCGAAGGCCATAGACCTCAGCTGGGTCTAGCCATTCGGACGAGAAGATTGCCTGGTTCCAGGCATCGTGTGGCACCACATCTGTGGGACACTCGATAAGCCATCGCATGAACATGCGACGGACTTCTTCTCGGCAACCTCCATCCCGACGAGAGGAGTCGAGACTTGCAGAGGGGGTGGGTACCACCTCTTCGCGCAGGTCCTCCTTTCGAAGGTGCCTTAGCGCGAACGCCATGGCAAACCCACGGAGGTTAGAGATCAGGTTCGGTGCAGTCCTGAAGGTGGTCGTCATGTTGGCTCTATGAGCCACCAGCGTCCTCGACTCTACGACGGAGTCGCCTTCAGGCAGGGATCGGGACAAGAACGAAAGCTGGTCGAGAGATTCAAGGCGAACATCGCCAATCAGAATCTTTCGCACAAGGAACCTTGTGGAAGGAAGCAAGGCCGCGCCGGTAAC